TGCCGAAATGCTTGCAGAGCATCCGTGGAATTTCCAGATACGGCGCAAGCCATTAAACGCGACTGCCGACGTCGATTTGACCAACAGCGAATGGGATTATGCGTGCGCCTTGCCGCCCGACTGCGCACGCTGGCTGCCGCCGTCTCGCGAAGATAAGAATTTCTTTCGCGGCGAAGCTGAAGGCCGCTATTTGCTGGTCGATAGCACGCCGCCAATCCAGCTGCGCTACATCACAAGCGATGTCGATATCGCAACATGGTCGCCGCATTTTGTGCGCGCGATGATCCTGCGCCTAGCTGAATCGCTTTGCGATGGCGTGACGCAGAGCGAAGGCAAAAAAGACCGGCTGCGCGAACGTGCCCAAGCCGCATTGAAAAATGCCAAGCGCATCGATGGTATGCAAACAGGCCTGACCCATCGCAGCGCCGTGACGGTGCAATCGTCGTGGCTGCAAGCGCGGATGCACCCAAACACCTATATCGGGCGTTAGCCCATGTCGCGCGTTTCGCACTGGCAAGTCAGTTTCAATGGCGGTGAATTGTCGCAGCGGTTGCGCGCACGCATCGATCAAGCGGTTTACGATATCGGCCTTGATGCCATGGTCGGCTTTGCGCCGACACTTGAGGGCGCGGCAGAGGCAATGCCCGGCACAATCCGAATTGCCGCAGCCAAGGGGCCGTGCATATTGCAGCGGTTCGAATATAATGTAACCCAAGGCCATGTGCTGGAATTCAGCAATCTGGCAATCCGCATTTTTACCAATGACGCGCAAGTCATGGACGGGACTGTGCCGTTTGAAGTCGAGACGCCCTATAGCTATGCGCACGTGCAGCAACTGGCGTTTGAGCAAAGCTATGACGTGCTTTATTGTTATCACCCGTTGCACCAGACGCGTCAATTTGTGCGTCTTGCCGCCGATGACTTTGCGATTGAAACGCTCGAACTGGAAAATGGCCCGTTCGAACCGCGTAACAAGGACAAGACTTTGTTGGTTACCGCTAGCGGAGTCACGGGCAGCGTTACGCTGACGTCATCAAGCGCCCTATTCGTGGCAACCGATGTTGGTAGCTTGTTTCAGATGGAGGCCGATGATTTCGGCGATATCACCGCTTGGGAGCCATATATAAGCGTCACCAACGGGCAGATGTTGACATGGAACGAGCGCGTTTACCGCGTCGTCGGCGGCAGCGGGCGAACAGGAACGCTGGCGCCGGTGCATACTGAAGGCGTCGAATGGGACGGCATAGGTGTCGGCACTGATATCAACGACAAGCCAGCGGGCGGTTGCCAGCTGGAATATGTGCATGGTCGCTTTGGTGTTTTGCGCATCACGGGGTTTACCAGCGGCACGGTTGTTACGGCGGACGTTCTGCGCACATTGCCCTTTACGGTGTCTGAAGCCTATGATTATGAGGACGGTTATTGGGATCCGGACTTTGGCGTTTGGGTGCCACCAGCAACCGGCGTCACCTATAGCTATGGTAGTTGGCGCTGGCGGTTTGGAAGCTTTTCAAACACGCGTGGTTGGCCGCAATGCGGGGTGATCTGGAACGAGCGGCATGTGTTGTTCAAGGGCAGCACGGGATATGCCAGCGTCGCGGGCGATCTCAACGATTTTTCGACCTATAATGAGCTGGGCGACATAACCAGCGACATGGCCTTTATCTTTACGATTAAAGACCCGAACGCAGTCTTGCGCGCGGTCGCAGATGACAAGTTGTTGATGTTTACGGCCAGCGGTGTGTGGGCATTGAACCCGTCCAATGCGGCCGCAGGAATCGGCCCTGGCAATTACCGCGTGGACCGGCAAAGCAATGGCGGCGCTTCAGCGGCGATGGCGGCGGAAATTGACAGCCGGATCGTCTATATTGACCGCAGCAAGCGCCGGATATTCGAAGCGGATTTCGAAGCGCAGCGCAATGTTGAAAGCGTGCTCGACCTCACGCGCTATGCGCGGCAAATTGGCAGCAGCCGTTTCGTGCAACTGGCGACGCAAAACCAGCCCATGAACATGATCTTTGCCGTGCGCGGCGATGGCAGCATGGCAGCAGCGGCATATTTACCCGAAGAACAAGTGCTAGGATGGTGTCAACGCTCAATGGCGACAGGCGTGGCCGCGCGCAGCATTGCCAGCATGACGGACCCGAACGGCGAGTATGAGCAGATTTGGGTGGCGGCACAATATGGCGGAAGCTGGCATATCCTCTTGATGGAGGAATGGCGACAGGACAATGAGAGCCGCCCGAATGCCGTTATGGTCGATATGGCGAAACGCTGGGACGGCGCGGCGGCAGCTACGTTCACGATTTCGCATCTACCCAATGCCAATATTCATGTCGTTGCCGATGGGCGGGTTTATACGACGCTATCAACCAATGGCGCTGGCGCGTTTACGTTGCCGCAATCGGCATCGGTTGTTGTCGCAGGTTTGCCGTTTGAAGCCTATGTCCGCCAACTGCCAACAGAAAAGGGCGGGGATAACGGCCCGGCGATTGGCAAGATGGCGCGGGTTTCGCGCGGCTCGGTCAAGGTGCTGAATACGCGCGGGCTGGCAATTAGTGCATCGGGCGGGCCACCGCCGCGCACGCTGGAATCGCTGCGCACCGATAGCGTTACCGATAGTGCGTTCGATCCAGTCAGCGGTTTCGCCATCGAAGAAGATTTGGGCGATTATGTTCGCCAGCCTTGGTTGAAAATCGAGCGCATTGCACCAACCGAAGCGACTATTCTTGGCATTGGCCAGATATGCGATGTGGAGGAAAGATGATCCGCGTTGCACCTTTCGTCCCCAATGACTTGTTGGAAATCAATGTGCAAGCCGCGCAGCGCAGCGATAATTACCGCGTGTCGTTGTTTGAAATGGGTAAGGCGCAGTCGGCCAGCGGTATGGCATTCACCGCGCGCGATGCTGAAACAGGCCGCATCCTGATTTGCGGCGGCGCGTCGGAATGGCACAAACAGCATGCGTCGCTTTGGGCTGTGCTCGCGACAAGCAAGCGCGGCAATATGCAGTTAATAACAAGGCGCGTGCGCAGCTTTATCGACCAATTGCCCTACAATCGCGTGGACGCAATGATCCATAGCGATTTTGCCGCGGCTAAACGCTGGGCACATATCATTGGGCTGTCCCATGAAACAACGCTGGCACAAGCAATGCCCGATGGCGGCGATGCACTTATATTTAGGAGGAAAGCATAATGGGTGCGGCAGCATTACCAGTTATCGCGCTAGGCGTGGAGGTTGCGGGCCAAGTGGCGGGCGGCATCGCGGAGAACAAGACTCAGCGCGCAGGCGCACGGGTTGATGATGAAAACGCGCGTCTGACCGTCTTAACGGGTGAACAAGAAGCGTTGCAAACGCGCAAAGACGAACGCAGCATGGCGGGAGACATGATCGCCGCGATGGCGGGTGGCGGCACGTTGCTGGACGGCAGCAATGCCGACTTGATCGCGCAATCAGCCTATCAGCGCGAAATGGAGATTTTCAATATCCGGACGCAGCGCAGCGCCGAGGCGCGCAATTTGCAGCAATCGGCCAAGGATAAACGCCGCGCGGGCAAGAATGCGTTGATCGGTGCCGGGTTTAGCGCGGTTTCAACGGCTCTTGAGGGCGCGTCAGACATCCGTGCCAAACGGCTTGAGGCGGCCCAACGTGCGCGGGAGCGGTCAGCGACGTTAAGCGGGGCAATCAAGATGCCGTCGTCGGTCATTAACAAAGCACCGCGTCCGGGGGTCGCATACTGATGCCGCCCGGTTTCCAGAGCAGGGTCAATACCAATGTCGTACCGGTGCAGGCGCGGCAAGGTGGCGGTGTCGGTGGCGCGATTGCCGAGGGCATTGCACAGCTGGGTAAGGTCGGCGGTCAGATCGCCGCGCAAGACGCACAGGTGCAGGAGCGCATCGCCGATAGCGACGCTCGAATCGCCGAAGTGCAGCGCCGCCGCGAGATATCGGCGCACAGCGCAGACCGTATCGGCGCATGGGCACAGTTACAGGCGGACGTCGGCAATGAGTTGATGGACGTGCGCACGCGCAGCAAGCCCGGCGCGGTGGGTCACAAGGAAGAAGCTATCAAGCTGATCCGCAGCAAGATGGACGATTTTCTTGGCACGCTGGCCGAGGAACCCGAAGTGCGCGAACGGTTCGAGCCGATGCTAATCGAATTCGAAGCGCGTACCTTGCTCAACGAAGGCGAGTGGGAATTGCAGAAGCGCGCCAAGCATCAGGGCGATAGCTGGGCCAGCTATGTCGATGTGGCTGGCAATCAAGTCATGCTCGACCCGACGCCGGGCCGGTATCAGCAAACGATCATGGACGGCGAAGCTGCGCTCGAATTGATGGACGTCGATGGCACGGAGAAAGCTGCATTGCGTGAAAAGCTTGTCGCAGCAACGACCGAAAAGCTGCGCGATGGCATGTTGCAGGCTGGCCAGATCGACCAGCTCGAAGCCTTGGCCAAATCGGGCTTTCTCAACGACAAGGGAATCGACCTCAATCGAACATTCAAAATGCTCGATATCGAAAAACGCGAAAAGCAGCAGGCTGTAGAAGAAGCCGCCATGCTCCAACGCGAGGCGGCGCGTGAAGTGGCCAAGCAGATTGATGCGCGGATCGATGGCGGCGAGATTATTGATCCTAAATCAATGGCAGCGGCAGCGGCGGCCATGCGTGCGGCGGGGGTCAAGGAATCGGAAGTCATCGCGTTCGAAAACAAGACCGTCGAAGCGCGGGTCAACCAGACATATAATCCGCAAGCTGACCCGATGGGAACGCAGGCCAGCATGGCAGCGTCGGCACTTGAAGCCAAGATATTCAGCGGCAAGGCGACGCCCGACGAAGAGCGGCGATATAAGCATTTGAAAAAGATCGGCGACACGCGCGCGGCCGAGTTCGGAAAGAACCTCAAACAAACCGCTGCGCAGGGCGTGCAGGGCAAGCAACAGGTCTTGGGGCAGATTGACGCCATGGACGTTTCGCAACGCTTCACGGCAGCTGAGGCGGCGGCGCAGGGCTTGGGCCAAGTCGCCTTTGTGAAGTCGCAGGCGCGCGAAGCGGTATTGTCGGGTATGGAGGATATTGTCGCCAACCCGAAAATCATCGACCAAAAGCTGGCGACCAAACAATTCGAGCGCCAAACCAAATCGGCATCGTTTGGTCTTTCCCAAGAAACGCAGCAAAATATCAAACGCGTGGCCAATGGATATTATGCCTATTATGCCAAGCAGGCAGGGCTTGGTCCCGACGAATTCAACCCGGCGATTTATGATGCCGCGATCAAGGTCGCATCGGGTGCAGAAACGCGCGACGGTATCTGGTACGGGGGAATTCAGGTTGTGCGCGGTCGATCGGTTGCCTTGCCCGATAACTATACCGCTGGCCAGTTTGATGCCATGATATCTCGCATCCCAAATGCCGCGTTCGAATCCGCGGTGCATCGCAATGGCGGCACAGCCAGCAAGTCGGACATTCTCTCGAATTACCTTATCGTTTATCAAGGGCCGACTGACGACGGTTATGCTCTTTACCATTTCCGCGATCCGAACGGCAACATATGGTCGATGAAAAACAAGCGGCCATTCCCGCTTAAAGTGCCGTTGAAGGCAAGATAATGTCGGGTATTCCACCACAAGGTATTCGGCAATCGCCAACGTCGTTGCAGCCAACCCAAGGCCCCGCTCCGGGTCTGATTGACACATTTGTCGCTGGTTCGCGGGTTGGTGTAACTGATTCCGCAACGCCAAAAGACATGATGCAATCCGGCAACTATTTCGCGTTGATGGAGGCCGTTGGCGAGGTCAACGGAAAATCGCTTGGCGATTATCGCCCGTGGTCGCAAACGCTAAATCAGTTTGTGCCTTTTTCAAGCCATTTGGATGTTTACGATCTAGACGCGCTCTGGTCGGACATATCCGAAATTAAGAAACGGAACCCGCAAGCATTGGCGGGAATAAATAATCGAGAAGAATTTGAAAAAGGATTGAGTTATCGCGGCCCGAAAGCTGATAGTGACAGGGATGCCGCCAGTCGCGGCAATGTCGTAGCATCGTTCCTCGGACAGGCCTTTGGCGGGATGATTGACCCGATAAATATATTGGGCACTGGCGTCGGCGCTAAAACATTACGAGGCGCTATTGGGCTTGCGATGTTAGAAGGTGGCTCGCTGGAACTTGCGCAGGAAGGTCTAAAACGCAAACAAGCAAAAATGGCGGGTGCCGAACGCACGGTCGCTGATGCATTTTCAGACGCTGGTATTGCGGCTGTGGGCAGTGGTTTTTTTGCAGGCGTGGGCCGTTATGGTTATGATAATTGGGATGCCATAAAGGCCGCGCCGAAAGCGGTGCAAGAAAAGCTGTGGGCGCAGATTGCGCCAGCTTTGCCCGAATCGATCCGGCCTAAGATGGATTGGGATGCCATCGGCGATGATATGTTGCCCGACATCGCCGAGGCTGTCATTGGCCGCGATAATCTAAGCGAAGCCGAGGCGGATGCCGTGGCGGTCGTGCGGCGGGAAAGCGCGATTGAGGCGCGCAACCCGTTTCAGCCCGATGGTGCCGGAACGCGCGTTCATGCCGAAAATCTGGCTGAGGCGATGCAGCGGATATTTGATGCTCCTACGCCTAGCGGCTTCGGCGCACAGGCGCGCGCTGCTGTTTCACGTGGAAATCGTGAAACACTTAATCGCAGCACGTCGATATCGTCGGGCGTCGTTCCCGGCGATGCGCGCAGTGTTTTGAAAAGCCGGATCAAGGTCGTGGAGTCGTCGGGCAGCAATGTTGCGCGCAATCCCAATTCAACGGCCCTTGGCCCCTATCAATTCCTGACCGGCACATGGTCACGGCTGTATAAATCACGTTATGGTGCATCGGGCAAAAGTGACGCCGAAATCGCCGCGTTGCGTACGGACCCGCGCCTGAATGAAATCCTGATGGACGATTTGATGGCGTTGAACGAACAATCGTTGCGCAGTGCGGGCATCACGCCAAACGCCGGAAATCTGTATCTTGCGCATTTTGCGGGCAATAGCGGTGCGCGCAAACTGCATCGCGTGCCGCCAAATACGCCCGTGCGCGACGTGCTCGGCGATGCGGTGGTTGAGGCCAACCCGTTCCTACAGGGGATGAACGCCGCCGACGTGATTGATTGGGCCGCGCGCAAAATGGGTGGGCAAGGCGGAGTTCCTTCGTCGGGCCGTTCGGTCGATATCGACCCGGAGGCGTCCGTGCGCGCCGATCTTGACCGCCAGCGTGCGCAAATAGACGCCGATCGCGCCGCGATTGAAGGCATCGCGGCACGGCCACGGTTGATGGACGATGACGATATGTTGCCAGAGCCAATCCATGATGGTGGCGATATTCCGATACTGGCGAACCCGATTGAAGCGTTTGCGCGGCCAGCGCCGATTGCTTCGCCAGCGGTGCCGCCACGATTGCCGACAATCGAAGATGCCGAAGTTAGCGCGTTCTTGCCAAAGCTACGAAAAATCGTGCGCGCGCGCGAAATGTCGTTGAACGAACCGGCCAAAATGGCGGCGGCGCTGGGTGTCGATGAAGCCTTGCTGCGACGCGGCCTGATCCAGATGGCGGCGGGCAAAGAAATTCGCATGAACAAGAAACAGCAATTCATGCGCTTGCCGCAGGACAGTGGCCCGGTCGATGTGCTGAAATATATCGCGCGGGCGGGCGGCATAAAAGACAGCGAAGGGCATGACTTAACCGGCATGTTCCGCGTCGTCCAGACGCGAAGCCGCAAGGTCGGCAAAGGCGCGTTAATGGAGGTCAGAAGGCACAAGGTCGATACGACATATTTGGTGCCGGGGGCTGGTTATATCGTGAGCGATAAAGGCCGGTCGGTTGACGGAATCGGCGAATTGCTTTGGGAGGCTGGCTATATCAACAATGGCGGTGATCGTCCAACGGTGCGCGAAGTGCTCGATATGCTCGACTCCGCATTTCAAGGCGGCAAGAAATTCTATCCGGTGGATGAAGTTGCCACAGCGCGCATCAAAACGGGAAAGCTGTTCCGTAGCGAGGAAGAAGAATATTATATCCGCAACATGTTTGACGATGTGGCGCAAGCCAATGGTTACAGCATGGATGACGCCGATTTTGCAATTGCGGCACGGATCCTTTTAACCGAAGATGTCAAAACTATGGACGACGCGGTGCTTTTGATGGTAAACCGTGAGCTGCAAGACATACAGGCAGCGGCGTTTTACGAAGTTAAGGAAGATTATTATGCCAGCATCGAAGACCAATTTGCCAAAGCCTGGGCCGAAAATGCAGGCATTGATGATGCAGCTTTCAACGGACGCCAACCTAACGCCGGAAACGCAGGCGCGCGCGGCGCGGATGCACCGGATGTTGGCGGGCAAAGCCGCGCCGACGGGCAAGACGAACTAGAGCCACCATATTTAGACCAAGGCGCATTGCGCGCTTTTGACGATCCAGAAGGGCCCGCCGCCATGGGCGTGGTCGATAGCCTAGAGCATGTTTTGCGGGCGGTGCTCGACCCCGCTATTGCCGAACGGCAAGCGCAGCAAGCGCAGTTGAAAGCCGCCAGCCCCATGCAAGCCAAGGTCGATCAGGAGTCGACCATGGGCTCGCCGTTGTTTGATGCGGTCGATCAACCGACGTTCCGCCTCGATGACGAAGGCGACCCGGTTGCACCCGCCGACTTGCTGGCTGAAATCGACGCTGAAGACGCGATGATCAAAAATATAAAGGATTGCTTATAATGGCATTGGGCACCTGCATCCCTGACCTGATTGCGCAAGGCAAAATTCCCGGTGATCGCGCCGATGATATTCGCGCACGCTATGATGAAATGGTGCGCGGATATGAGCCGCGCCTTGGCCGTGCGGCGGCAGAGGCAGAGGCGACGCGGATCATTGTCGCCAATATGGAGTCGGACGCGCTGGCAAAAAAAGCGGCGTCGTTGCGGCAGGTGAAAGTGCAATCTGATTGGCTTGGCCGGATGCAGGCGGACGCGGGAGACGGGCCGTTTAAGCTGGCGACGGCAATCGATTATCTGGCGCGGATCGACAAGAAAATTGACGCGGTGCGCGGTTCCGCCTTTGCCTCGCTTGATGAATTCCTCGCCAAGCATCGCCGCAATTTGCTGGGGCAGATACGCGACAAAAGCGACCTTGGCGATGTGTTGCGCGAACGGTTCGGGCAATCGACAGGGAACGTCAACGCGCGCGAATTTTCGCAGGCGATGGGTGATGTCATGGAAATGTTGCGCCAGCGGTTCAATCAGGCGGGCGGGCGAATCGGCAAGTTGGAACAATTTGTGTTCCCGCAACGCCACGACCAAGCGCTTGTGCGCGCGGTGTCGTTTGAAGAATGGGCCGATTTTGGACCGATATCGCGGGTGCGCCTGATTGACCTTGAAACCGGAGAGCCAGCCAGCGGCATGAAGCGGCTCGATATCCTGCGCCGCATGTATGAAAATATCCGTGCCGATGGGGCAGGCAAGGCAAAGCCGGGGCAAATGTTTGCCGGGTCGCTGGCATCGCGGCGCAGCGACCCGCGACTAATCCATTTTGACAATCCCGACGACTGGCTGGAATATCAGGGCCGTTTCGGCGGGGCGGATAATATCTATGATATCTTTGTCGGCCATGTCGAAAGCATGGTGCGCGACATAGCGTTGATGGAAGAAATGGGGCCAAATCCGACCGCGACATTGCGTTTCATGAATGATTGGATGGAGAAGTCGATCAAGTTGAAAGGCGACCAGGACGCGATCAACAATCTTGGCAGCGTTCAGGGCAAGATGGGCCGCATGTATGACGTGATATCCGGCAATAATCACATGGTTGAAAACCGGCGCTTGGCCTTGGCGTTCAGTGCGTTTCGTGCGCAGCAAGTCGCGGCGAAGCTGGGCAGCGCGGTCTTGTCCGCCGTGCCCGATATGGCGACGATGATGAAGACCGCCAATTTCAACGGTATTCCGGCGATGAAGATGGTCGGACGCTATGCGAAGCTATGGACCGGCGCGAAAGATGATCGCGCGCTTGCTGTGCGGGCGGGCCTGATAACACAGGATTGGTTGACGCTTACGTCGGCATCCTACCGATATAATGGCGAGGAATTGACCGGCGAGATTGCGCGCCGCATGTCCGATTTTGTCATTCGTGCGCAAGGGCTCGGCCGTCACACGCGCAATGGCCAATGGGCGTTCGGCATGGAAACGATCAGCTGGCTGACGCATAACAAAGCGAAGGGCTGGGACGATATCGACCCGGCGACGCGCGCGATGATGGAGCGCCACCAGTTAGGCCGGCAGGATTGGGACAATTACCGTGCCAGTGACACGATCGAGGAACGCGGAGCTTCATGGCTCCTCCCAACCGAGATTGCCGACAAGCGCCTTGGTGAACGGTTCCTGCAAATGATCCTGACCGAAACCGATTATGCGATCGTCATGCCCGATGCGCGCACGCGGGCGATGATGGCGGGGATGCCAAAGGCAGGGACGTGGCTTGGCGAAATCATGCGGTCGTCGTTGCTGTTCAAGGGCTTTCCGCTGGCGGTGCTTTCGTTGCACGGGCGGCGGATGCTCGAACAGGGCGGTATTCACAACAAGGCCAAATATGGCTTGACTTTGCTTGGTATGATGACGGTCGGCGGGGCGTTATCGGTGCAGCTCAAACAGATCGCGACGGGCAAAGACCCGCAGCCGATGACAAATGATAAAGGCCCAATTCCTATCGCAGACGAAAGATTCCTCGGTCGCGCGTTGATGCAGTCGGGCGGCCTCGGGCTGTTCGGCGACCTGATCTATAATTCGGAAAACAGCTATGGTGGCGGCGTTGCCAAGACATTGGCAGGGCCAGTGTTGGGGCAGACATTGCCCGACGCGCTGGCCATACCCGCCAATAGCGCGGTCGCTGCGTTCGATGGCGATCCTGAAACCGACACGACGCTGGCCAAAGATACATCGAAGCTGTTGCTCAACGAAATCCCCGGTCGGAACCTTTGGTACACACGGCTTGCTTATGAGCGCGGCTTTGCCGACATGATCCGTGAATGGAGCGATGAAGATATTGCGGGCGCTTATGCACGGCAGGAACAGCGCGCAGAGAAAGAGGGCACGGCTTATTATGCGCCGCCCGGTGCAGGGCTATCCGGAATGCGGGCACCTGACTTGGAAAACGCGTTTGCGGAGTCCGCGCAGTAGCCGCTTGACGCATTAGGACCGTTACCATATAGGACTCTGTAACAGCTGGTTCACCCCTACGCCGAACCCCGCCCTTTTGCCGCTTTGCGGTAGCTGTGGCATATCAGGTTCGGCCATTCGATGACGGTTTCCACCCAGTATCAGCCATTCACCTTTAAGCCCGGCGCGGCGATGACGGCCGAGGCGATTCCATGGCAATTTCTGGCCGGTGAACAGATCGTCGTCACGCACATTGCGGCAGTAACCGCCGCCGAAACCGTGCTGGTTCTCGGCGACGATTACAGCATAAGCGGCAGCGGCCCCGATGGCACGGGCAGCGTCACGGCGCTTGCGGCATGGCCGGTCAATGACGATTGGCGCATCGAGC